CTTTCTTAAAAGATCAAAGAGGTTTATTAGCTGAAGCTGATAAATCAATTGAAGAAATTAAAGCTGCTGATGCTTTAATTAATTCAGAGATCAAAGTATGGGAAGATAAGATCGAAGCTTTAAACGCATAAGACGTATCATCGTAAATAGAAAAGGGACCAATGGTCCCTTTTTTAGGTTAATAAACTTTTTAACATTTTTGAGTATAATCTCTATAAATAAACCAACAACACTGTGGCTAAAAGAAGAAAATCAAGAAACTACTTAAATAATAGAGATTTATTTGATCAAATGGTTCTTTCTAAGGATCAGGATAAATTGACAAAAGATGCCGAAAAAATGTTAATTCTTTTGGCTGAAAAGGCAATTAATAGGATGAGATATGTCAGTGAGGATGATAGGAACGATTGCTTGCAATTTGCCATATTAGACCTTTTAAAATATTGGAGAAATTTCAATCCTAAATATCCAAACGCTTTCGCATACTTTACAGAAATTGCAAAAAGAGGATATGCTAAGGGATGGAATAAAATACACCCTCAAAAATACAAAGGAACTCTATCCATAGACAAGGGATCGGGTAACTCTGAAAATCAAACAGGAATTTATAGTATCTAATGTCAATAAAGAATGTCAAACCAACTAAAAATTCAGGATTTAATCAAGGTTATTATAAACCTAATAATCCTTCTAAATATGTCGGACCTACTCCAATCATATATAGAAGTTCCTGGGAACGTAAGTTTATGATGTGGTGCGACAAAAATGAAAAAGTAAGCATGTGGTCAAGTGAACCAGTCGAAATACCATATTGGTCAAGGCAAGATTCTACAAAAAGAAAATATTACCCTGACTTTTATTTTAAGGCAACACAACCTGATAATACATCAAAGGAATATTTAGTAGAAATAAAACCAAAGCAACAGATAGAAAAACCAGAGATGCCAAAGGTAAATTCTAAAAAGGCACTCAAGTCGTATAAGTTTTTAGCAGAGCAATACGTTAAAAATATGGATAAATATAATGCAGCCAAAGAATTTTGTTCTAGTAGAAATTGGAACTTTATAGTTCTTACAGAAGAAACAATAATCAGCGGACTGTACTAAATAAATTTAAAGTTAATAATATGATAACAGTATTTGACGATTTTATAAAAGATCAAGAATTATTAGACGCAATTGCAGAGGAAGGAGACTCATTCTATATTCCTACAGGAGATTATACATATTGGAAGGGATGGTGGAATAAACCAGCTTCTAATTTAAAGCAGAAATTAGCTCAATATATATGGGACACTAATTTACCTGTTAAGCTAAATATAAAGGCCGATGGTTTCGAATATTGGACAGGTTTACAAACAGCAAGAGAAGACGGAAGAAGAAACTACCTGGAATTACACTACGATGACGATGTACATTATAGAGAAAAAACAGGAAATAGAATGGTTCCAGTTCTAGGATGTGTATACTATCCACCTGGCTTTACATTTAAAGGAGGAGATCTTCTCATATATACTGATGGCGAAAAAGAATCTCCTGAAATAATTAAAACTAGGCCAAATAGATTGGTTATATTTAATCCAGGAGAAGTTGTACATGGAGTAGACACTGTCACTGAAGGAACTAGAGGAGCTATTGCAATTAATATATGGGCACAAGAGCCTTGGTCAGTTGGACAGGGTTTAATTAAAGTAGAATAAACGGCTATTAATGGGTTATATCAAGGAAGAAATAAAAAAATTGACAAAGGGAAAAGGAAGGGCTAAAGCCTCGAAAGAGTCATTGTCATGGTTCGAAAAATGTCTTAATGATAGCAAGCAAAAAAGCGTGGGATCTACTCGATCTAGGTTTATTCCTGGTAAAATGTACGTATTTGAATATACACCAATAACAAAGGATATTCCATGGTATGATGATAATCCCGTAGTTGTTGCTTTAGATCCATACGATGGAGATGATATAGGGATTAATATCACTATGCTACCTCCTAAATTCAGAGAAGACTTTTTAGACGAAGTATACAGCAGATATCAATCAACTATTAAATCAGCTTCTAAAAAAGATGATGCTAAGAAGCAAAAAGGTTTAATAAAATTCTCATACCAGGGAGCAAAAAGATATCTTGAAACATACGGATATGATTTTGCTATTAGAAGATACAAACCTTCCGGTAAATCTAACCAGGCTGTGGTTGCATATAAAGACTGGTGTAAACTGGCAATATGTGAATTTGATTCCCTTCAAGGTATCAATAAACAGCAGTTGATTAAATTATTTGAAGATCATCGTAGAAAAAAGAATATATAAAGAGAAGTATAATACAATTGTAAATTTAACACATGGCAGGATTTATAGAAAGAAATGGACCATTAAGTACTGGTAAACGATCATTCACCCTTAGTGATACACTAAAAAGACTCTCGTCTTTTGGTATGTATTACGATGATTTAGTCTTAAGGCAATCTCAGGCAATAGGTCCTGTAGAAGATGAATTTGGTTACGGCCAAATGAACCAAATGGGTCTAGACGACGATAATATGTATGGAGCGTTTGCTGCATTATCGATGGCTGACACAACAATGCGAAAAAACATACCCTTTTTCGATCAAGGATATGAAGGTAAAAGGGAAGAATTAAGAAGATTTTCTACACACGATGAAATAGAAGATATATTAGACATTCTATGTGATGAATCCATTGTATATGACAATAAAAACTTTATTGGAAATCCAGAACTTATTGGAATGGATGTTTCTGAAGAAGTTACAAAATATTTAAATAAATCATTTAGAGATCTATACCAATACTTTGGATTTAATTCAGATCAATCTGCATGGTATTTCTTTAGAAAATTCTTAATCGACGGATATCTTTCTTTTGAAATTATTTATAGCCCAGAGCAAGATCAAATTATAGGATTTAAAGAAATAGATCCTATTACATTAATGCCAGGTTATAATAAAGATGATGGTAAAAAAGTATGGGTTCAATTCAAGGGCGATCCTGTTAAGGAGAGAGTCCTATATGATTCACAGATCATCTATCTTTCTTATTCTTCAATAACCACTGCCTCTAGGGTAAGTTATCTAGAAAGACTTATAAGATCATTTAACTTAATGAGAATTATGGAACACACCAGAGTAATCTGGGCAGTTACAAATTCTTCTTATAGAATGAAGTTTATTATTCCAGTTGGTGGTAAATCTAAAACAAGAGCTAAACAATCTCTTGCTCAATTAATGGGTAACTATAAAGAAGTTGTAGATTTTGATTGGGATTCAGCTACATTAGCGACTAATGGAAAACCAATGCTACAATTTAATAAAGAATATTGGTTACCATCAAAAGAAGGAGAATCTCCAGAGATTGAAACTCTAGGAGGAGAAGGTCCCGAATTATCAGATACTGAAGCACTTAAATATTTTAATGATAAATTAAAAATGGTTTCGAAAATACCATTTAATAGATTTATGTATGAAGATGGTGGAGGAGACTTTAACCTAGCAGCTGACGGTATGATTAGAGACGAAATTAAGTTCTCTAAATTTATTAAAAGATTACGTTCTGCATTCCAAGAAGTTCTAGTAAAACCACTATGGTTACAAATGTGTCTTAAATTCCCTGAATTTAAAGATGATGCAGGTTTCAGAACTCAAATAGCTATTCAATTTAACGAAGAGAATATGTTTGCTGAATTAAAGCAGATGGAAATCATGGAGAAACGATTAGACTTTATATCTACAATGCAAGATTCTCTAATGAAAACAGATCCAGTTACAATGGAAGAAATGCCTTACTTCGATATGGAATTCTTAGTAGACAGATACCTGAAATTATCACCAGATGATAAAGCAGCTAACGAAGCATACAAACAACGACAATCTTCTGAAGAAGCAGAAGAACCTGAAATTGACCCAATGGACATGGGATTCTAGAAAAAAGAATATATAAATAGAAATGAAACACTTACAAACATTTAACAATTACTCTAATTTGAAAGAGGGTGCATTAGAAGTCGGAGACGAGTCAGATGTAATAGTAGATGATATTCTTTTAGACTCAGGTGAAAAGATTAAATCTGCAGAAATTATAGGAGTAATAAATACTAGTAAAACTGAAAAGGAATTCAAAGAATACTTCTATAAAGAATATGGAAATAATGCATTCACAGAAGAAGATATGCAAACTTTAGTTAAATACTATTTAGAAGTAGAAACTGAAGTAAAGGCTAAGGAAACTGAAGAAGAAGAAGCCGCTAAGAAAGAAGAAGGTGGCGAAGAAGGTGACGGTGGACTAGAAGCAGAGTTAGGAGATTTAGAAATATAGAAAAAATGAAAAATCATTATTCTTCAAAAGATATATAAACAACAAACATAGTATTAAAATATATGAATACAAAAAATAATCTATTAATCCTAGAAAGATCTTCTAGCGAATTAGAATTTAAAAAAGATGGTGACGGGGCTTATGTCCTTGAGGGCATTTTTGGAGAAATCGACAAAAAGAATAGAAATAATAGAATCTATACTGAGTCGGAATATGTTCCTCAAATTGAATCTCTTCAGTCTAAAATAGGTTCTTCTAAACTTTTAGGAGAATTAGACCATCCACAGACATTTGATGTATCTTTAAAAAATGTATCTCACATTATTGAAGAATTATCTTATGATAGCGAAACAAAACAAGTAAAGGGTAAAATCAGATTACTTGATACTGAAGCTGGTCGTCAGGCTAAAGCTTTAGTTGATGCTGGTGTTCCTTTACAAATTTCATCTAGAGCAGCTGGTACAGTTGAATCTAACGGGACAGTTAAAATTAAGCAATTATTCAC